ACGAAGAGTCGGTATTACGTCTCTCGTGTTCGTGAATACATATTCTCCTATCCCCGGGCCCCAATTTTTAAATGACTCGTTTATATCATTGATCATTAATATCTATCCTCCTGAACTCTCCAAAGTATTTAACTTCCCCTTCTTGTCTCGCCTTAATAGCTTCCTGCTTAGTCTTGAAGCCACCCAAGAATATCCGTCGTCTTCTATAGTGTATAACCGCGATCCATTCAGACCTACATTTCACGTAGTAGACACCCTTGACTCCAGACGTATTAGCCTTACTCAACTTAGCGTTCTGACTGTTCTGAGACCTTGTGCAGACCCTTAAGTTATTATCCCGATTATCTAACCCATCACCATTTCTATGGTCTACTATCTCCTCAGACCTAGCATCCATAATATACCTATGCATCCTGAGCAGAGGCTTTGTCTTATCTGGCCTAGACACTGCATAATCTCCTGCAGGGCTCCTGAATAAGGACCATTTGTATCTACCAACCTTCTCTATACTTGATAGGGAGATTTTTACTCTAGCCACCTCTACAGACTTATTGTTATACAAGATGACCTCAGCATGGTCGTCGAGCCGGATTATTTCATTAGGGGTCTGCATGTTTCTCATAGGTTTAATACCCTCTAGCCTGTCGGCTCTCATTCTCTTTCATTTTGCTCATATAGTAGTCATAGACCATTTGATCATCCATGTCCCAGATAGTGAATAATAACAATAACTGAGACATGAGTTCCAGATAGTTCGAATTTCTTGTTGGACCTGAGTAGGTTTGACCTACGATAGATACCATAGTCCTTAGTATAGAGACTGTGAGCTCCTTCTTGTTCTCGACTATCGAAGGGTCTTTGAGATATCTCCCTAGAACCATACTCTTGGCCTTTAATAGTAATTTAGCTAGGCCCTCTGGTTTCTTTGACTCCTCGCCTTCAATAGCCATATACTGAAATACGTCACTAACGTTAAGGCCAGCCAGTAGTAACTCAGAGACTATGAAGTGTAGAATATCGATAAGCTCAAACCTTATCTCTATGTCCTTGTATTCAAAGTCCTTGTAGGTTTTCCAGTGTTTCCATGGTAACCAGTTTAGTACCTCAGACAATTCATCGAATATACAATCTAAGAAGATTCTATGCCATTCTAACTTCTGAGGATACCGCCAGTTCTCTCCGTCTGTTACAGTACTGAGCCCATTGAAGTCACAGAACCTAGATCCGAATTTTTTCTGAGCTTGAAATATAGCAGCCAATGGTGATACTGGCATAGTATAGCTCTCGACCATCTGTTCTCCCATTATTTTCTGATCGGCCATTTTATTTATCACTCCTTTACATATTATACGCAGTTTTAGTTATAATGTGAATCTCCCATAGACATAGACTCTACAAAGAGCTGTTCCTCGTCTATCTTCTCTGAATCTTTTAAGAGGACCCAATCATCGCCTTTTCTCTTAAGGTTAACTGACTCACCATACCATCGACCATCCATAAAGAGCTCAGCATCTACTTTCAGTGGTACGCTAAGTTCGCATACGGTCGTCATGTCTTCAACTACAAGCTTAGCTACTTCTACAGCCTGATTCTTAGGACATTCCAAGATAAGCTCATCGTGCACAGTCAGTAGTAATATACCCCCAAGATCCTTTATACGTTGATCGTATCCGACAGCTAACATAGCTAGTTTCATTACATCAGCAGCTGAGCCTTGAACCACAGAGTTTAGTACCTGTCTCTCAGCCTTTTTACGGATCCACCACTCCTCAGACCATATGTCTGGCAGTCTACGTTTTCTGCCCCACATAGTTTCTACATAGCCATTAGCCCTACAGAAGTACTTGAGCTCTGTGATCTTCTTCTGGATCTTCGGAAACCTTTTGAAGAAGTAAGACATAATAGCCAAAGAGTCATCTTCGCTTATTCTGAGCCTCTTAGCTAGTCCTTTTTCGCTCATAGAGTACATCATCATGTTGTCTATAGATTTCTCTATAGCATGGACTATATCTTTATAGCGATTATGCTATACTAGGAACTTCGACCGGTAGCTCATCCTCCGGCCTACTAATTAGTCTCTACATCTTTTAATCGAAACGCCAATGGAACCCGTAAGCAGAGCCCTTAGATTCTATACATCTTTTAAGATTAGATATAACAGAGGCCCTGGCGCCCTTAGTCATACCATGTTCATATAGCCAATTATAAGCCTCAGTCATACTAACGAATATATGCTCCTCTGTGTCTGTATAACCTGTGATACCTAAGCGCTTAGAGCTAGGTCTACCTATGGCCTTTTCTGCGATTCTACGCTTTGTCTCTTCTGAGTGGGTCTTACCGAAAAATGCATTCTTGGCTCCTACTCTGGTCTTGGCTACATCGCTAATCAGTCGCTTAGTAGCCTCGGACCTCTTTATACCAATCAACTTGAGTCGACCACGTTCCCTTGCCTCTGGACTTACAAGATCCCTACCTCTGAGTGTATTCCTTATTCTGTCCTTAGTTTCTTGCCCATGGTGTATAACTCCAGCGCCACCTGGGTTTATATTATACCCATTCGGCTTTAGAGTCCCTAACTTGTTTATCCAGTATTTTTCCCTAGCACTTAGGTCTTTGTCGTCTACTGGCTCTAACTCTGATATCTCGAAGTTGTCCCCGCCGTATTTTAGTATCGCTCTGTGTAGCAGCGAATCCCTGTGCACTGCTGAGGCTATATGCTGATATAATCGTTGATTCAGCTCTTGTACCGTCTGTCCAACATATAATTTACCGTTTATTTTATTAGTGATAAGATAGATATGTCCCATATATTTTCACCCCCTTTCATTAGGTATGACGTATATTTTCTCTGCTTACAAGTATGACGTATAAATATCGATTAACTTGACACGGTATTGCCTGCTATCCATCACTGGACCGTAGGTTTTCTTAGTCAGCGGCTTCGCCTATGGGTATGCCTATAATTGTCGTATAGGCAGTCTTATTCAGCTGATACCGTTAGCCTCTTAAGCTACGTTAAGAGACACCCTTGAGCAATAAGGTTCACCTAGAGTTTCACCCTTAAGGTGCGGCGTGAGTCCACCGAGGAGTAAGGTTTTCATAACCTTCCTGTACATTGTACCATCGTAGCAATCTTCTGGTGTTAGCTCTTTGAATCGCCATGTTGTAGCCTGTCCAATTTGATTATCGTAGTAGACGAATTTATCATCCACCAATTGTTTCTTTATCGGGCTAAGATGCTCGGTATGTTTATCAGGGTTATACTCAGCTATGGTTACAGTCCCAAACCTATTCTCCGTCTGTGCATTAAGCTCATGAGCTAAGTTCTGGGCTACTAGAGAAAAGACATGCGCAGCCATCAGGGCATATAAGTCTTTGCCATCCTTGTAGGCTTGAATCATTATCTCGTCCCCAGAGATATGTGCTAAGAGTCTCGGTTCAATCTGCTTTAACTGTTATACGATTCGCTAGATCGTTCTCCTATTTCTAGGAGTGTCGGACTATCTCTTAACTCTTACGAGTTCCTTCTGTTTCGAACCCGCTTGGGTCCTACTCTACTCCCTTTAGTCCTTAGACTCGGTTTCGATAGTCTCTACGCACTTAGTATTAGTAGCATACTCCTATATGCGCCTACTCATAAATTGTGAACCGGGAATATGTCTAATACCATTGGCTCGGGATTGCCTGCAGCCTATGCTGTTAAGGTTTCCCCGATTAAGAAGGTTTTACTACAGCCAGATTATATATTCAAACTGTAGTCACAGCTGATAAGGATATTACCTGGTCTGGCTGTGAAGATCTTCCTTATCTTCTTAAACTTAGCAGGGATATTCTGCAAGTTTGGGGAGGAGCTAGAAAATCTTCCAGTGCGAGCCCCTAATTGGTTAAAGTGACAGTGTACTCGACCAGTCCTCTTTGATATGATCTCGGGTAGACCAACTAGATAAGTAGAGATCAGTTTCTCTTTCTTCTTGTAGTTGATCAAGCTCTCGGCTACAGCGTAGCCCATCTCGGCCAGTTCCTCTAGTACTGCAGCTTTAGTACTACCGTTCTCAAGATCTGGTAAGCCAAGATCATCAAATAGAGCCTTGGATAATTGTTTGGGACTATTCAGATTTATATTACCTAAAGTCTCCATTATTACTGTATGTTCTCGCTCGCGCTCTTGAGTTAACTCAACCTCTAATTGCTTTGCAAACTGAGCATCTACAGAGATACCTTCTTTCCTCATGTCAACTAGGACCGGTATAAGAGGCATTTCTATATTATAGAATACCTCTCTCAGTCTACCAGTAGTATCGATATATGGTTTCTGGAACTCCTTTATTCGACGGGTCATATAACCGTCTTTTGCTCCATAACATGTAGCCACTTTAAGAGGCACTCTGTAGAATTTAATCTTGCCGAACTGTTCCTCGAAGGTATCAACACCTAGAGCTTTAATCTGAGGATTAGGTTCTTTTTCATGTAGGTACTTCCGGTAGATATCTTTCATCTTATGCGATTGCTCATTCTCGTTTAGTATCTTACCTGCTATTAATCCATCCCAGCCCCCGGACCAATTTTCGGGAGTCTTTTGGTTGTTAGGTCGCCAAGTTAGGTCATATACACCTCGAAGAGTTACATCACAAGAGGCCCATAGCATAACTTCATCAAAGTAGTCGTTATACATATCCTTGGTTATAGCTGGATCCTCTAACATAGGCTTTAATTTTTCCACTACGTAGTCCATACTCAATTGGCCTGGTATGAATTGTCCGTCTATAGTGACGTGTCTTGTCGGGATAAAATAATTGTATCCATAAGTTGGCTCATCACCACCTATAGTTATAATCACGTCTGTTATGAAATCTTGATGCATGTCCAAACCTGTAGTCTCGGTGTCTAGAGCTACGTTCTTATATTTATAGGCCAGTTCGAGCAGCTCGTCCAAACGCTCCTTATTATGCTCCATAACACAGATAAAAGCATCTGGGACTTGAATCGTCTTTTCCATCTCCCAGAGCTCCTCAATGGTCTTTGCCATATGGTAGGTTATTTCTTGCTTAGGCTTAGCCGCCTTCTCAACTAGGGATTTAACCCTATTCTTACCCTCGCCAGCCTTTACTACTTGACCTGTATTTGGGTCTCCATATTGCTTTATATAGTCTTCTAGACTCAGGTCATGCTTGGCCAAATGATTCTTATTAATAACTGCATAGGTCTTATGACAAATTTGACACTCAGGCAATACTGATACACCTCCTAAGAACATTGATGGGAGGCATCTTAGCCTCCCATCGATTGTTTACTACTATGACTATTGTTCCTTAGAAACCAGGTCCATTGGCTTTTTTACCCGATTTAGACCCGCGCTCTTGTGGCTTAGTGCCAGCTATATAGGCCTCCATCTCGTCCTTATCCATGCTCAGCACGAATCGTCCGATAGTCTCAGGTTTCTTTGGCAGCTCTTCCTCGATCCATTCTGCTTTAGGGTCTTTGGGATCAGCCTTCGGGTCTTTCAATTTACGGATAACTGGGATACCGGCTGCATTTACTTCCTTATCCTCAGGGAAGAGCTGATAAGTTGTCTTATTATCGCCCTTCTTACCATGACGAACGATCTCATAGTTCCTGTTGTTAAGGAAGCCATACTTGTCGATATAGCCGAGGATGAAGTCCACTATAGAACTGCCTCTCTCCCACATTTTGACCTTCTCATCAGAGAGATCATAGAGGTAGAGAAAAGTCTTAACTGTTGGAGCCCCAAACTCAGTACAGAACGGGCAGTCTTCTTCAAGACATTCTACCCATTTCTCCTTACCTTCGATTTCAACCTGATGTACCAGGTGAATATCGAGGTCATTGTCATCCGTGTGCAAGAACCTTACCCTTGCTGTGTCGTTGTCATCCTTCAAAGTGAAGAAGTCGACACCTTTCCCAGAATACTTCTTGATGTACGCTTTGATGTTTTCTTTCCCTTGGATCCTTGCCATCTGTTCATACCTCCATAACTTTTTGTAGTTGGCATATCAATAAGCTTCTGAATCTATCTGGGGAGATCTCTGAGCCTATGTAGGTCTTGCAATGATTACCGTCTAGGTCCATTATAATCTCTTTATTAGATAGAATGTTCCTGACGGCCTTGTAACAAAGCTTGATCTTTTTTATCATGAGTTACCCCTCCTGGTGTTCTGCTTTGATTTGCCTTCTGAGGTATTATACGCTATTTTTCTAAAATAGTGAACCAATAAGAATCCCTCTCAATATTCAGATAGTAAGAATTGGAACTTTGGAGCCATACTGTGAAAAATCTGTGAGACCCTAGTTCTTGTCAAATGAAGCTCGTCCGCTATTTCAGACTTGAGTCTCCCATCAAACAAAAGTTCTACACAGATTTTTTCCTGGTCAGTGAGTTGAACGCTACAAAGAATCTCAATAGCCTTTTTTGTCTCCTCATCGCAACTGGGAGACCAAGATTCTGGAATATCCGGTTCAACTTCTAGCTCGAGCATATGCTCATAGCTTTCGTTATACAGATAGTTAATACGCCTCTTCTGAGTTTTACCTTGTTTACGTATGTTCCAAGCTATCTGTTGATTAAGACTCGTGTATAGATAGGTCATAAAAGACTCTTGCTCTGGATCCCATCTAGGAATACAGTGGAAGAGTCTCATAGCTAGGTCTTGATATAGATCCTCCTGGGTTGATCCTGGTACCCATGTCTGACTCTTAGCTAATAGCAGACTATGGAATCTGCCTAGAACAGGGTTAAAACCGCACTTACCCTCTCGATACATAATAACTAGCTCGTCGTTCGTGGCTGTTGGGAACGGATCCTCACCTAGATTGTCATTAAAGAATTTTACCATAGAACGATCTAACATTACTGAGCCCCCTTTTGCCTTTATTAAATTGGTATTTCTTAGCAATAATATTATATCACAACTGGGGGTCAGTTGTCTCTATCAAATTTGTCGGGTTCGGGATAAAATTTTACATTTAGGAATAAATTCCCCTCTATATGAATATAATAACAAGTTGGTTATTTATCGTATGGGGACTATTTTACAGGAGTCTAGAAGACCGGCCCTCAGTAAGTCGTTTGGGTCCTTATACTTAGGCTTACCGTCTGAGTTTATACCCCTCGGGTACATTAATTGATACAGTGGAAAATAAGGCTTCAGGATAGGAATAGCTCGTTCAGTGGCCGCCCTACCAGCTTGATCATTATCATAGGCGAGACAGATTGGAATGCCTCTAACTAAACGCTTTAGTTGTTTTGCCTGCTCCTCGAATAGTCTATCTCCTTGTTGCCCCGCCCCATATTTTTGTACCGCATACCAGCTCATAGCATCAAATTCTCCCTCTGATAGATAGAGCATTTTAACCCTATCTATCCTCGGAGCTATTAGGTCAAGACCAAATACCAGATCCTTTTTCTCTACGCCTTCTTCTATATGATACTTATGAAACTTAGTACGGCCTATAGGTCTCTTCTTTATAAATACTATACGACCCTTATGATCTTTCATCGGAATTGTTATGGCTTTCATCTTCTTATCATAGCCTATGTCAAACCAATCTATAATCTCCTCTGTCAGTCCTCTCTGAAACATATATGGATGATAATAATTATACATCTCCAGAGCTTCTATGTCGACATAAGTCTTTGTGATATCTCTTGGTATATGTTTCAGATTTAGAGTAGGTCTCTCTCCTTGTATAGGCACTGTATACTTTCTTAGTAGCCATCTGTACCCAGCTACTAGACTGTCTAGCTCTAAAATCTGACTGATCATAACAGGTAAAGAGGCCTTATAGTCACAACCAAAACAGTGAACTTTACCTGTCTCCTTGTGTATAGAGCAGCTGGGGGTACGCTCTAACTCACCCCCATGGCCTGATAAATTAGGGCAGGTAACGAAGATATCGTCGCCTGCCTGTTGTAAAGTTACTAAAGTATCCTTCTTAAGCTTAGTTTTGGCCTCTGATCTTATATCGACTAGTATGTCGTATAAGTCTACAGCCATTGGTCTACCCCATATCCAGATCATATTCAGATCTCCTTAATAGTTTCGTAATTCCCATATGACTATTGGTTCCGAATTAACCCCAACTGGCTGATCATATAGAGTAAATTCGACTACTGGCCCTATGAGCTCATATCTTAACATATATTCTATAACCTTATCTAGTCCAGGTATTCTAGGTATAGTTTGACTACTAGGGACAGAAAGATTGTAGGTTGGATTAGCCATGGCCTTCCTATTGGAGATCCCCTTAATGTTACTCAGGGAACCCAATATACTCATATCCTGGGCTAGCTGTAGTTCTCCCTGGAGTATAAGGTTTTCCCGATCAAGTACCAGTAAACTAGGAAATAATTCGAATTCGTCGAGGATAGAGGTAAGCGCTATTACATCTAAACCTACGAGCATATTGTCTGAGAAAGCCCCTCCTCCACTATTATTTATCTCCCTAACACTATAATAGTTCATGGGTGAATCTATCAGAAATTGCCAGGCCTTCTCATATTCCCCTTTTCTAATAGTTATAAATGGAACATAGTTGAGACCGAGACGCTTTATGGTCTCCCTACTTTGTTGCTTATTCTTTATCTTCTCCATCCCCGGCCCCCTTTATTTCTTCGACTATACCAGCCCATTCATAAGCCATATGTACCATAGTCGACGCATATAGGTCCTTAAACTTCTTATCACACTCAGGGCATAGTTGAAGATCCTTGAAAACAAGATGAGGACCAAGTCTACCAAGTCTACCCAAAACTACATTCCCATTGCCTCCTATGATCATGGTATCCTCGACTACAGGTACATGCTCGTTTATCAGACCATGATTAGGTTTTGGTATGGCTCCCTCTGGTACTCGCCATCCACATGCATCACAAAAATCAATTACCTTTTGACCCATTACAATACCCTCCTTATTAGAATAATCTTTCTGGATGAGCCTCATCCTCCGTTTGTAGAGTTATAGGTTCTACTAACCCTAGATCTATGTCCCATTTCATAAGTGCGTCTACGTTGTCCCTACCTAAGGTATTCTTTTTAAGAGATACCTTTAGTATACCCTCTGCATGAGTCAGTGATAGTACCTTGGTAGCATCTTGACCTACGCTATCAGATTCTGCTATCTGGTGCAATTCAGGAGAAGCTTCTTTGTCTTTTGCTTGAACCTTAGCAAATTCTCTACCTGATTGACAATTCAATAGTACTGGAGTTTTCTTAGTTGTAACAAATTGTCTCAGTGTCCTTGTTATATGTATGTACCCTTCCCTGATAGACTTAAATCTTTGACGCATCATCATAAGACTAAGCTGATCTATACTTATCAAGGCTGGATTATGTACCTCGGCTAACTCTAGTATGTCTTCTACAGACCAACCTCCATCAGGACTGTCTGAGTTATCGATTACTATAAAAGGTACGTCAAAATGTTTGGCTTCATCGACATATCTAAGATAGTCTTCTCTGTTTAATGCTGGGTGACCATTCTCCCATCTAAGGACTTCTTTGCCTGAGATCAGAGCGTCATTACTGAAGTGTCTTAGAAGAGTATCCGCTCTCCAACCTACTACAAACTTAGGGTTTTCTAGAGAGAAGTGTAATATAGGCCTCTTCTGTAGGAGCCATGGGCCCAGATCTATATACTCTTGTATCCAAGATTTGCCTTTTCCTGGTCTTGCTGTCAAGGCTACGAAGTCCTCTGGCATTATACCATGGGTAGCCTCGTCTATCTTCTCAATATTCATCATGCACCCTAGTTGTCCCTTTAACCCAACCCTCTTGATATATTCTTCGGCCCTTTCATGAGCCATTTTGAAGATATCATAGCCAACGGATCCATGAAGTATATTTATTTCCCGTAGTATCCTAGCCGATTCTTCGTTTAACAAACGTGCCGATTCAACACTGCTCTTAGCATTTAGCTGATTAGCCTGATCTAAAAGGGGATTGATTAAAGAGTAGCCCTTGGCCTCCTTGATTTTCTCTGCCATAGCTAATTCTGATTCATTAACATCGAATAGGTCGAAATCTTCGAATTTGTCTAAGAAAGTTGGTAGGTCAGGGACCACTTGATACCGCTTATAATGGTCCAGTATAAACCCTAGCTCTTCAGAGTATCCCGGGAAGTATGACTCATCTAAGTGGTACTTATTCAGCATACTTAGGTCCTTACTACTCAGTAAATGATTAATGATCTGGGCCTCGACGAGTGCGCTATGGGCGCTACCTGTGCCTGCAGGCTCCTCATTATCGTCCTCAGTAGTATTCTTAACATCATCAACCTCTGTAGTTTTTACCTGAGTCACAGTCTTAACCCCAGCTCTACGCGCAGCTATTTCCTCGTCGGTAGGCATAGTATATGCTTCAGCCATTACCAGTTGCACCTCCTATGGTCTTTACCTTCAAATTTGACCTGCTTACAGCAGCCTCTTAGTCTACTGGTGATCCTCGGTCCTAGCTTAACTTCTAGTTCGTCAAGGGATAGATTAGAAGTTACTATGATAGCTAGTTTATTAGACACACGGAAGTTTATTATGCTATACAATCTTTCCATAACCCACTCGCTTGACTTCTCAGCTCCTAGATCATCGAGTACTATTAACCTAGGAGATCTGTTAATGTCCAAGAGCTCATCAATAAGAGACTCTAACTCCAGATCTTCTCTGTTGTAACTACGTCTTAGCGAGTCCAAGAACTCCGGTACATTGAGGTACAATACCCGCCTATTCTCTAAGTTATAGGGAGCCCTACTTAAGGACCCATATAGGTAGGCTCTGAGAGCTAAGCAAGCCATGGTCGTTTTCCCTGTGCCAGTTTGAGTCCCATAAGCGTAGAAACCTTTACCCTCGTCTACTAGTTCCATTATGACTGATAGATATCGATTGACTTCAAGAGCACCTCCTACCATGTCAAGGTCATATAAGCTAGTCTCTTTATATTCTGTAGGTATCCGTGTCTTTTTCTCGAATATCTGACTGGCGAGATAATGTAGACCATTATATTGACACTTATGGCAATATGGTCCCTCGTCCTCGGTTGGACATACTGACTTAAACATACATGGTTTTAAGGGATCATCTGGTAATCGTTTGTCTCGTTCCATGCTGGTATAGCTACCTCCTTTATATATTTAGTTATTTCTGATGTATCTAGGCCAAGTATCTCTATTGGTAAATATCCCTTTGTAGCCAGAGCCTGGAAATACGGTGATTTGACCTCATTAAGGATCTTGAGCTTAGTTACTGGAGATAGAGTCGATACAGAGAACGGACTATATGGACCCTTAATATCTTCTATCTTGGCTGCAGCTTCTCTAGCTTTGGCCACATCGGCCACTTTAGTCTTATTTTCCAAGTGATTATTAAGTAGGCTCAGAAACCAATCCGCGTTTAGAAGCCTAATATGTGGCTTAGGGAAGGTGGATTTATCTGGATTAACCTCTTCATATAAGTCAACTAATTGCCTTATAAGTTCCAAACAGCGCTCTGTACCATACTTGGCTAATGGGCCATTGGTTATCATAGCCAGGGTTTTTGGCCGATCTTTAACTGGTATAGTGAAGTAAGACCGATACTTTTTCAAGTACCTATCGCTAAAATAGTCTAATAGGTCGTTGGCTGTTATCTTACCTATCTCCCCCGCCTCTATCTTCTTGAATACTCCTTTTAACTTAGTCTTCTTAGCCGATTCATCTTTTGGCTGAGTGTCACCAATTACAAATGAGTCGAGTGGCTCAACACCCTCCCCGATGGCCCCCGTATCCACTATAGAAGAATTAGATGAATCTGGGGAATTGTTACCAAGTGAGCTAGGAACCCCCGCTCCTTGCAGAGCTGGTTCTGGCTGCAATGTAGTTACATCAACGTAGTTGATTACTTTATTATTAGTACTTTTATTATTTGAGTCCTCCTTAATGGGCCCCCGGCGCTCTATTTGATTGAACCCCGGGGATGTTTTATCCTCGCACCGCTGAGATCCCTGATCAGCATTGAGTCTATGGGGGATCTCACAGGTCTCTAGCATATTGTTTATATCGTTAGCAGCTACTATGAATGGGGTAAAATTAAAATGGACTCTCGTATAAAGGTCCATGTCCCTATCGTCCTTTATTCTTTCCTGGACTATCAGCTCCGCGTCCTCTAGTTCCTTTAACGTCTTGTTCATCTCAGCCCTGCTTAGACCTAGATATTTGGCCATATTACTCTTAGAGACATTAGCATAGCCTCTTCTACGATAGCCAGATACTTTACCCTTAGTGTATACAGGCTCCGCATAATTTAGGCAAGACAAGACCATATATACGCACTTAGTTCTATAGTTCATATCTGGGAAACCTAGCCATAATGCCTGGGGGTCTACATTGAAATTGATTGTGCCATCACTGGGCATTTGATTCATTATCTCTTTACCGTTAATTAGCATAAACCTTCATCCTCCCCCGCCCATGATACTAGCTGAGTTAATTCACCGTTTACTTCCACGTATCTATTTCGCAGTGACTCTATTATTATAGTAAAGGCATCATAGCTCATATACTCCTGAGCTATTTGCTGCCATAGGCCCTTCAGATCTGGTGTTTCTTCTTCGAACTTCACTTGTTCGAACCATAGAAGCCCGGAATATACATACCACTCGGCTGGACTTAGTTGATTTCTCAGTCCTAAAAGCATGCCCTTAGGCATTGGTACAGGCATAACAGAGGCCCATACTCTTCCTGGGAACTTTGTAACGGTATAAGAGAAAGGATGGCCGGGGAGTAATCGGATAGTCATTGCATGTCCTCCTAGAGATTTAGTAGAACTATTTTTGGAGTTCAAATTATTATATGCGTTTTATCATCAGAAATGAACCTCAAAGAGCACAAAAAGAGGGCGACAGAACCGCCCTCTAGATAAGTCTATTGATACTTCTGAGTTATATTATGCCAATCCTTAGATACCCTACGTAGTAAACCCTTAGCAGTTTGTTCTCTTTCGACCTCGGCTTCGTATAGGCTATGATCCATATACCCCTTTACCGTATCACGTATTAGAGAGTCTATGACCTCAGGTCTCAGAGCATCAAGTTCCCAACACTCGTTACCAAATTCTCTCATATAGGCTACATGTCTAGAGTCTGTAACCTTGGTAGGATTCGGTGGAGGGTTATACATTTGGATCTGGTCCATATTAAGGGCTATTCGTTTAAACTCAGGGTTAGCCCCGAAAATATTTAGTCTTTCTTCTATGTCTCGACTCATATCTCGGCCACTGGGATCATGGTCACCAAGATGTATAATAACAGTGTCCCTTGATTCTCCCTGTTCTATTAGCCTCTGAGCTGCGGACCACATCTCCGTCTGACTAACATAGCCTCGACAAGAGAAATGTGGCACGTCAAGGCTTGAACAGGCTTTTGACACAACGCCTATGAGGGCGTCCTTCTCTACCCATACTTCGAGGTACACAGGCTGAGTAGACCACCTATTATATCGGAAGCTTCTAGCACAGGCTTCGACTATGTCTGACGGGGAGTCCCAATGCGAATTAGCGCGTAGGTACCTTGTCCTATCCACTATAGCCTCCCAATCTATTAGTCCAGCCATCCTAGCATCGGAGACTAAGTTACCTATGTTCTTGTAGCTTCTCTCGTTATTTGGAATGATGTCCCTGGCTACCAACTGATAGTATAGCTGTCTCAAGGTTAGCTCGTATCCCTTAGACATGTACTCGGCTATGATCATATTGATCCGATCTATTAGCTCCAAGCTAGAGCTCCTAAAGTTTATTTCCTGATATTTGATATTCATGCTAACCTCCTTATTATTACACATCCGGACTCTATGACTTGTCCTAGTACCATTCTCCTTTTCTTATGATCCAAACTGGGAACCAGCCCCGTTTCTTTTTGCCGTCAGGATTAATAGGTTGTGATCCCCCAGCGATTACATAATAGCCACCAAGTGGTTCTCCATCGGTGTTCTCCCAATCCGTCCTTACTTGATATTTAGCCCATCCTTCTTCAACTACCATCCCATCCTTGCAGTCGGGATGTAGGCAGTCCTCTTTAATGATGTAGTCTGGTACATTTTCTTTCTCTGGACATTCGCGTTTTGCTATGATATATGCATCTCCATCGCAGTCAAAGTCCCACGCATCCCATTTAAATTTTGCCATTAAATCATACCTCCCATTATTAATAAGGTATATTATCGGCCTTGGTAGCTTGTTTAACCTGCTTATAGTAGTCTTTGGTCATCTTCGTCTCGTCTCGACCCCAATAAGGCTCTATATTCCACTTGCAGTACCGGCATGGTATGGCAGTCTTGTATTCCAGTTTCCCTACACAAGTAGTGCATTTTGATAGAGGATCTACTCTAGCCTTCACAATTGTCACCTCTAGCGGTCATAGTGCCTTTTTGACTCTGCTGTCTATGAATTCTTTAGTCTCTGTGGCCTTGACGCATTCAAAACCAGAGGCCCCAACTACGAGGTACCTGCAGCATTCGTTGCCTTGTCCTATTTTACATGTGTTCGTTACCTTCTCTGTAGATAGTCTCTTTATATCGTTCATATTCAACCTCCATCTTATAAGTAGAATCGACCTACAAAGGTCAGATGCTTTATAACCTCATCCACTTCGTCCTTGGCTTCCTGTTGCTAGGGAGGAGCTTGGTAGCCCCTCCCATGGTACTAGGACCTATTCAGATACGATCTTCTTATCCAGCAGCTTCTCCATCTCATTATCAACGGCTTCCTCGGCCAACTCATAGGCCCTATCCATTACGCTCCTCTTCTCTTTTTCATTAGTGAAGTCTACGTCCTGAACTTCGAGATTAATAGATGCCGATGATTTCACCCATACCCCATTATTATCAACAGATCGGAAAGCACACCTCTGAACTCCAGTC